GTTTTGAATAAATTGTATTATGACCCTATCGCAAAAGACAGTTTCTCTCCTCTGTCTGATAGGGTTGTAACTTAAGTGAAAGGATTATTAAAATTGCAAAGACTGCTACAAAACCAGCACCTAAAAAAGAAGTTGAAAAACCAATGCCTAAAAAAGGTAAATCTGGAAAATGCTAATTGAATAAGTTCGATTTTATCCACTTTTACAAATTGTCCGATATATTTATCGTTTAAAACTAGATGTGGATTGAATCGAATATATGGAGGTTATTTTGAAATGGTTAAAATTATTAGTTGATGAAATTATATCAGATATTGAATTTTGGTATTTAGATAAATTTGATATACGATAAATGCTCAAATTTGAGATTACTTTAATTTTATGACAATTAGTTCATTGAAATGCAAAAATCGATTTAAATGCAAATATGGATATTTATAATTGCAGTAAGTCGATTAAGTGCAAATATAAGTTTAAAATTATGTACTATTATATATAGTATATAGGTATAAAAATTAAGCTTAAAATGTCTCTTAGATGACACATATTGAGACATCTGTGAGACATGTGTTTTAAATGCTTAAATTTGAGATATTATTTTTAGTTGAATAGTTTATTATTAAAATTTATAAATGTCAAATTTGAAGACTTATAATAGCAAGATTGGAAAAATATGCCGGCATTTGACTTAAATAAAATAAGAAATAAAATATCAGACTTAGGTCTTGATGAAGATGAGTTTGCTACTACACTTGTTGATATGTGTAGAGGTCAAAGTGTGCAAGGTAAAATGTTTGCAGTTAGAGCTATAGGTGATCTTTGTGGATTGTCTAATAAAAAAGAAATATCAAATACAAATTCAAATATGATGGAGAGTTTTGGTGTTGGTCACTTAAATGATACCGTACAGGAAAGACGTAGGATAGGAAATGCAGAGGCTACTATATTTGAGGAGGTCGAATGATTCCTATCAATGAATTGTTAGACAAAATAGCAGAGTCTCCATATTCACATAAGAGAAGACTTATCGAATCTCTTAAACATAGCCCGGATTATTCAATACAAGAAAAAGCTATGTTATATGATAGGTTGTCAAAAGATACGTGTTTCTTTGCTAAAGTATGTTTTAGACATATAGTTAGAGATGTTCCTAAATTCCATGAAGATATTTATACAATATTGGATAGTCCTAAAAAATATAAAGCACTTGTTGTGTTTAGGGGTGCGGCTAAATCTACGCTTAAAGTAATATTTGCATGTCAAAGAATATGTAACCAAATAGACCCATTTGTTGTATTTATGTCTGAGTCTGAAGATCAGGCTATTGATGATTTAAGAACATTGTCTGATGAGTTGTGTTCTAATGATATTATACAATATCTATACTTTAATGACAAAAGTCCTAAAGGAGAGATATGGGCCACTACAAAGATTGAACTTACAAACGGCACTTTTGTTATTGCAAAGGGAATGAACTCTAGGATTAGGGGTACAAAACATAAGGCTCAAAGACCTACACTTGTGATATTGGATGACTTTGAATCTAAAAAGAATGCTGATACTGCTGAGAAGCGTAAAGATTTAGTTGATACAATATTGTCTATAATACTTCCAATGGGAGATGTTGGGTGTGAGTATATCTTCTTAGGTACATTACCAAATAATGAATGTTTCCTTGCAACAGAGACAAGGAATGAGAATGGTATATTTAGAGGAAGTATGGGTGAGTTCTATAAAAAAGAACTTACTTATATAAATGAAGATGGTGAAGAAGTTCCTACTTGGGAAGCTAGGTATAACTGGGAATGGATAAATTCTAAGAAAGCCGTATTCTTAAGTAGAGGTGAAATAGCAAAGTGGAATCAGGAATATTACAATATACCGGAATCCGAAACTGATCCTATTTTACAAATGGATATGATAAAAGAAATTGATGCTTCGTTTCATATTGAATATGGCATTAAATATATCTTATACCAAGGAAAGAAAATACTTGTAAATACTTTCTCTGGTGTTGACCCAGCATGCGTTACCCATGCTAAAAGTGATAGAACTTGTGTGTTTTCTGTGGCTATATTGCCAAATAAACAGATAGTAATAATTGACATTATGGCAGATAGGATTAAAATATCAGACCAAGTATTGAGTGTTGTTAAGTGTTTAAGGAATATTCAACCTATACATTGTACTGTTGAGACTATTGGTTATCAATTAAGTTTGAAAGAAAATTTAGACAAATATTCACAAGATACTAGAGAGTGGTATTATTATTTGGAATATAAAGGTAATGCTTCTAAGTCTAAGAAGTTTTTAGAGGGATTAGCTGTTCCAATTAACCAAGGTATGGTTTCATATATCGCCGGTTGTAGAGGAATCGAAATATTCTTAAATGAGGGCAATTGTTTTTATGGTGGGTTTAGAGAACATGACGATACATTGGATGGCTTTTATCTTGCGTTAAACAAGCATTATGCTCCAGCTGATAGAGATGTCGATTCTTTGATAGATGTTGAAAGGAAGAAGGTTATGGGCAAGAGTACAAAGAAATATAATTTAAACTGGGAAACAGCATGATAGATATTCATACAAATGGAGTTATCAAATGTGATAACAGAGAAGATACATTTAGAATGTATCAGACAATTATGGGATTCCAAACTACAAGATATACTGAATGGATTAAGGAATGTCGTACTAATGAAGACTTTGAATTTGGTAAGCAATGGTCTGATGAGGAGAGAGATAGAAATGCTGAAAATGGTAATTTTACTATTACAATAAATTTAATAGAAAAAGCTATAGACTTTATGTCCGGTATGCTTACAGCTAGAATGCCAAAGATGTCAGCTACTCCTATTGGGACAAGTAATTCTTATTATGCAAATGTTGCTATTAAAATATTGGATTGGATTGGTGAGAAAAGTGGTGGAATAGATACTATAAGACAATGGGTGCATGATGGTTTATCTCATAATATATCTTATCAATATGTAGAAGCGTTAGAGGATGATACTGTTAGATATACAACATATTGTTATGAAGATATTATAGTTGATCCTGCAAGTAGGGATAGTTTATTTAAAGACGCTAAAGAAATATTTATAAAAAAAGTTATGTCTATAAATGATATAAAAGCTATTTATGGTATTGATGATGATATAGCTATGGATTATCCTAGTGAATGGGCGTCAAGTGGGCATAGTGGTTCAAAGAATATTGTACCTGGTACTGAATTTGATACTGAGATAAAATATGACAATTATAGCAATATGGAAGCTGGTAGATTATTTGATGCAAATAATGAGTACGGTGTTGTTTATATTGGGTTTAAAAAGATAAAGGTCAGAGAGCAAAATGGTAAAGTAAAGACAAGAATACTTAGGAGAGACTTAATTGGATATGATAGAATATATCAACAGATGTTGCCTTATTGTATTGATGAGTATCCTATTATTCCATTCTACGTAAAGGGAAGTAGAAATCCATATAAGATTGGTAAAATAGAATCTATAAGAGAAGTGCAAAAATATATTAACAAATTGCATGGTGTAATGTTAAAGAATGTTATGCAACTTGGAAGTCCAAAGATAGCAGTGCCGGACATACTTATACCAGATAATGACCCTAACTCTTTCATAAATAAGTTGTCATCTCCAGGTGCTGTTGTAATTACAAGACATGTTGAAGGTGCTCAAATTAGCACTATATCTGGACAACCAGTACCAGACTCTATGATGACTATGTTTCAAAATGCTATGTCTTTAATAGAATATCAGACTGCTCCTAAACAAAGTATGGGATACCAAGATAGTAATTCTACACAATCTGCACAATCTATGATTGGACAAAAGGAATTAGCTATAGATAGCTTTAAACTAATTGCTGGTAGATTGGAAGCTGGTATAAATCAGTTGGCTAAAGTGTCTTTGCAATTCTTTAAGGCATTTATTACTAATGATACTGTTATAGATGTTACAAATGGTATAGAAGTTATAGAGAGAATTAATATAAATAAAAAGATGAAATT